CCTCGCGCAGGCCGGCGGCCCAGGCGCGGGCGTCGCCCTCGGCTCGGATGGCATAGGCGCGGGCGTCGGCCTCCACACCAGCCGCGTATGCCTTGCCGTGCGCTTCGATCTGCCGAGCCTTGGACTCGCCTTCAATGGCGTTGGTTTTCGCCCCTCCCACAGCCACGGCCACGCCCAAGATGCACACGACCACCACTACCAAAACAATCGGCGGGCCGAGCACGCTGGAGTAGTACCAGGCTGTGGCCACGTCGGCGGCCCGCTGGGTGGCGATAGCGTCCGGCGTCGGCGTCCGGGTAGNNGTGAGCGTCGGCGTGAGCGCGGCCAGGGTTGCGGCGTCGCTGGCCTGTTGCACCAACAGGGCGCCGGCCGAGGCCGTGGCTGCGTCGGACGCGGCCTGCGCAGCCGCGCGCTCCTGCTCGGCGTGCAGCGCCTCGGTGTGACGCAGCGCCTCGGCCGCCTGGGTGAGCGCCAGAGCCGTGCCATCGGCAGCCAGCTCAGTCAGGCGCAGGTACGGCGTTGGGGTGGGGGCGGGGGTGGCCGAGGCCGGCACGGACGCGACCGCAGCCACGGCCGCAGGCTGGGCGGCCTCGGTGGCGGGCGCGACCTGCGCGGACGTGTCGGCCGGAAACTCGCCGGGCTCGCCGAACGCAAACCAGACCGCGGCGACGACGGCCAACAACACAAGCATGAGCACAACAGCAGCGCGCATTATCCAGACCCCGGCCCCGGACTGTCAGCCAACTCGCATACCCTGGTAATCAGGGCGCCCACCTTGTCTCGCAGAACGGCGTTCTCGCGGCGCAGCCGGATGGACTGGCGCGTGAGCGCTGCCAGCACCCCCCACGGCGCGTAGATGATCGCCAGACCAAGCGACACCCAGAATAACAGGCCAAAGAGCAGGTCAAACATTGGCGCACCTGTAGAACTTGATCTGAGCGCGGACGCCGACGTACCGCGTGGTCATGTAGCGCCAGCCGTGCCGCATCATGCGCGAGATCGTCTTGTCCTCGTCCTCGAAATGCACCTGGCGCGTGACGACGTCGTAGCGTGAGCACTCCTGGGCGCGCACGGCAAGCCTGGTCGGCTGATTGGCTAGGCGCCAGAAGATCGCGGCGACGGCCACCAGCGCCAGCGTACTGACAGCGCCGCATCCACCCATGAGCAGCAGGGCGGCCAGCATGACGGTGTCGTTCATTGCGACGGCTTCCTTCTACGAGATGCGATGCGGCGGGCGAGTTCGTCTGTCCGCCCAATCGCCTGAGCGAGATGGTCGCGGATCTCGGCAATCAGCGCCGCCTCGTCGTTCGTCGCTTTGTGGCGACCGCGCTCGAGCACGTACAGGGCGGACAACCATCGGGCATGCTCGCGAGTAAAGCCGATCCTCTGCCATTCCCCGCGCGCCAGATAGTGCACCCACGCACAGGACTTCCCCATGTAACTGCCAAGCTGCCGCGTGCTAAGTCCGGCTCCGCGCGGATGGCCGGCGAGCAACCAGGCCGCCTGAGCCCTGGCCGTGCGCCGTTGCCGGGCTGTTACCAGTGGCTTCCTGTTAGAGCCGTTGGGTCGCGACCTAACGGCTCTAACCATGGTCGACGTCCCGTTCGGAATGACCGTTAGCGGCGTTAGGCGTCACGAGTCCAGCATCGACGCATCGCTGTAACGCACTGTGGTTTACAAAATACTGAGCTTCGGTCATGGTCCAGCCCCAAAGTGTTAGGAGCGTTAGAACTCTGTGCGCCAACAGTTTAGGACATTCGGCCGGCGCTGTCTAGTCTTGCTAGACACTCGTGCTATACTCGCACGAGGAACAAATGAGCAAGTCCAAAGGCGAAACCTGCCCATTCTCGGATGCGGACATCAGGGAAGCCCTGCGCATGGCGGGCGGCCCGATCACATCGCGCCAGCTCGCCGCCGCCCTGGTCGGGCAGGGGAGGCCTGTCGAGCCGTGGGTCTGGTGGCGCATCGCCGGAGTCCTGGAGCGCCTGGCCAGCGGCCGCCCAGGCCAAGCCATGCCCGTGATCGCGTTCTTCTACCAGGGCGGTTGGTGGTACGTGCACCCTGACCACGCCGACCGGGCGACCCTGTCCGGCGCTCGGCCGAGCCAGGAACCGCTGCACGCCCTGCGCGACTATTGGGAGATGGAGCACCGCGCCACACGGCGCGGTCACGGCGATGGCCCGCGGGTGAGGGCGCTGTAATGGCCGGGACCGCTCCGCTCGGAACGCGCCCACTCGGCACGAAGCCGCTGTCCGCGCCAGAGCCGGCTGAGCCGCGCGTCTCCCTGACGGAGATCGACGCCGTCATGGCTTACGCGATGACCCGCCACGGAATCTTTGAGCGCGGCCAGTGCTACGGCGTGGCGCATGCCATGCGCGTGGCCCTTGGCGAGACGGCGGCTGGCCGCGATCCGCTGCCGGCGCTATTGGCCGAACTGCGGCGCCTGGCCGGGATGGAAAAGCTATGACGCGCAAGGCGGCAGGCAAGAGCAAGAGCAAGAGCCGCAAGCCCACCGCTGAGAAGAGCGGCGGGAAGTCGCCCCGGCCCAGGAACGGCGAGGCCACGCAGTTCAAGCCAGGCAACGTCTGGCGCTGGCCGAAGGGCACGAGCGGCAATCCTGGCGGGCGACCGAAAGGACTCTCGGACGCCTACCGCCAGTGGCTGGAACTGCCGGCCCAAGAGAACCCGGATCTGACGAACGCCCAGGCCATCGCCGCGATGCAGGTCTACCGGGCCAAGTATGGCGACGTAACGGCCGCCAAGGAAATCCGCCAGGCGACCGAGGGCGACCGCCTGACGACCTGGAAGGATGAAGTGATCGCGCTGCTGAGGAGCGGCGCCATCAGTGTGACGGATGTCCTCGAGGAGTTCCCGGACGATGGTCAGCAGCTTGTTGTCGCCGCGGGCCTCGCTGGAGTTGAGGCTGCACCGGCTGAAGCAGAAGGCGGCGCGGCGACAGGCGGAGCAGCTGGCGAGCAACCGGCTGGGCCTGCCTGAATGGATGCGGCAGTACCGTCCGCTGATCAAGCCGGGCGTGCCGTTCGACTGGCTCACCCACCGCTACCTGGCGGGCATTTACGCCGACGACTCGCAGCGCATGGTCCTGTGCAAGGCCGGGCAGATGGGCGTCTCCGAGTATCTGGTGTCTTGGATGCTCTGGCACGCTGACCAAATGGGCTCAACCGGACTGTACGTCTTCCCCACCGACTCCCACGTCTCAGACTTCTCGGCCGCGCGCCTTGGCCCGGCTATCGAGCGCGATGTCTCGCCCTACTTGGCCGATCTGATCGTGTCGGCGGTTGGGGAGAGCCGCGGCGCCGACCGGGTCGGGCTCAAGCGCGTGCGCGATCGTTTCGTCTACTTTCGCGGCGCCAAGGTCCAACCGGACGGGCGCGCCCCGCAACTGCGCTCCATCGACGCCGACGCTCTGGTCCTGGACGAGTTTGACGAGATGGACCGGCGCGCTCCGGGGATCGCCCGCGAGCGTCTGGGCCACAGTGCCGTGGCCGCCGAGCGCAGCGCCTCCACGCCCACCTACGCCAACGTCGGCATCCACGCCGAGTACCTGGCCTCCGATCAGCACGAATGGCACCTGCGCTGCCAGGCCTGCGGGGAATGGCAGGCGCCAGGCCTGGAGAACCTGATCACCGAGCAGGACGACCTGGGCCGGCCCGTGCGCTGGAACACGGCCGCCGGCCATGGGCTCGGCGGTCTGGCTGAGGCCGACGATCACGGCGAGCCCGAGCTGCTGTGCCGCAAGTGCCGGGCCATCCTGGACCGCCTGGCGCCGGGCGAGTGGGTCGCGGCCTATCCGGGCCGGCCGGTGCGCGGCTACCAGATCACAGGCCTGATCTCGCCGCGCAAGCCCCTGAGCGACATCATCGGCCGGCGCGACGGTGAGCGCGCGACCGGCCTGCAATCCACCGACGAGTCCGACCGCCAGCAGGTCTACAACCAGAAACTCGGCCTGACCTACCGCAGCTCGCAGGTGACGTCACTGGCCGACGCGACGCTGGACGGCTGCCGGCGCGGCTACGCGCTGGGCCCGGCGCCAGGCGAGACCTGGATGGGCGTGGACGTCGGCCGCGTCCTGCACGTGGTCATCCGGGGTATTGGGGACGGCAGCGACCGGCCGGCGCGCTGGATTGGAACCGTGTCGGGCTTTGACGACCTCGGGCGGCTGATGGCGCAGCACGGCGTGAAGGTGTGCGTGGTGGACGCGCTGCCCGAGACGCGCGAGGCGCGCAAGTTCCAGGCCAATTACGGCACGGGCCGGGTGTGGCTGGCCTATTTCGGCGGTGGCCGAGCCGGCCTCAAGGACGAGTCGCCATACGCCTGGAACGACGGAGAGCGCACGGTGACCGTTGACCGCACGCGCACGCTCGATCACGTCACCACGCAGTTTTTCCTGGGCTCGCGCAGCGAAGGCGGGTACACGCTGCCGGCCAACGCCCGCGACATCGCCGACTACTACGCCCAGATCAAGGCGCCCGAGCGGCGCCTGGAGACGGCCGCGGACGGCAACCGCGTGGCGGTGTACGTCGAGACGGGGCCCGATCACTATATGTTCGCCGAGGTCTACTGCGCCGTGGCGATGGCCGGGACGCCGGCCCGGCTCAAGCCTGCCGTCAACCCGTTCTACTAGGAGGACCAATGCTCCCAACACAACCCGGCGCCCCCGCCGCAGACCAGCCAGTCGAACCGCGCGAGTATTTCGCCGGCCTGATCGCCCGCATGGAGACGGCCGCCACCCAGAACGAACTCAAGGAACGGCGAGCCATGATCAAGGCCGCCCGCGCCTACTACGACGGCAACCATCCGGCGTCTCTCAAGGCCCGGCCCGGTGAGCCCGACCCAAACGTCGTCATCAACCTGTGCCGGCGCCTGATCAACGACACGACCGCCTGGCTGTTCGGCGACCCGGACCATGGCGCCATGCTGCGGATGGAGCTGCGCGAGGGCGAGCAGGAGACGGAGGGGGCGGGCGCGGACGTGGCCGCCGACGAAGAGCCTCCGGCCCAGGACGAGCAGGCGCAGGTGTTGGCGCAGGCGCAGGCCGTGAACCCGGCCCAGGACTGGCTCGACCGCGTGTGGGCGGCCAACGGCGGCCCGCGCCTGCTGCAGCGGGCCGGACGGCGCGGCGGCATCACCGGGCACGGCGCCGTCAAGATCCTGCCGGTGGACGACCCGAGCAACGAGTTGGACGTCCCGCGTCTGATCCTGCTCAAGCAGGAGTCGTTCCACGTGATCCGCCGCGAAGACGACGATGACACCGCCGAGGCCTACGTCATCGAGTGGACCGAGAACCGCAGGCAGGGCGAACGCCGCGTCGAGGTTCCCATGCGGCAGGTGTTTGGCCGCGTCGATGGAGACTGGTACGTGGCCGTGTTCGCCAAGACCGGCCGGGGCCGCGAGAAGTGGCTGTTGGAACAGGGGCCGGATAAGTGGCCCTACGGCTGGGCGCCGGTCGTGGAATGGCAGAACCTGGTCAACGACAACGGCTACTTCGGCCTGTCCGAACTCGAAGACCTGACCACGATCAACTCGGCCATCAACTTCACGGTGACGAACGTCAACCGCATCCTGTACATTCACGGCCACCCGCGCACGATCGGGACCGGCTTCGAGGCGGCCGAAGTCCAGGACACGGCCATCGACTCGTTTTGGACGATCGCCAACAAGGACGCCAAAATCCAGAACCTGGAGATGCAGACCGACCTCAACGCCGCCGCGTGGTTTTTGCAATTCCTGACCCAGCAGTTCGGGAACATCGGCCGCTATCTGGACCTGGCCAGCCTGACCGACAAAATCGGCCAGGTGACCAACTTCGGGCTGCAGGTGCTGGCCCTGGCCGCCGTCCAGAAGCTCGGTGAGAAGCGTGCCAACTACGGCGACGCCCTGAACCGCATCAACCGTATCCTGTTGGAGTTGGGCAACTTCCCGCCGCAGGATACGACCCTCCACTGGCGCAACCCGCTGCCGCAGGACATCACGGCCATGGTGGATGCCCTGGTCAAAGAGATCGACGCCAAGATCACCAGCCGGCGCACGGCGGCCGAGGAGCGCGGGCGCGACTGGCCGACCGAGCAGGACCGCATCGCCGACGAACAGGCTGGCGACAGCAACGTGGGCGAGCTTGTCCTGCGCGACTTCATGCGCGGCAACGGCGGCCGGGCCCTGCGTGCTCCGCGCGCCCCCGCGTCGCCGGCGGCGGCTGTCGCGCCAACTGATCAGGTGGCCGAGGCCTAGAGCAGATCCGGGAGGCAGCCGTGAACCGCAAGATCATAACGCCGGCCGATATTACCGGCCCACGCATGGTCACCCTGAAGGAACTGTGGGACAAGCTGTACCCATACGTCGCCGGCTGGGCCTGGGGCGAGGACGCGATCGTGGACCTGTGGAACCTTGGCGCGCCCGATCCCCAGCACTCCATGTGCCCGCAGGTGATTGAGCACAGCGGGCCGCCGTGCCCGACGCGCCAATGCCCGCACGTCAAGCGGCTGCTGATCCCCAAGCAGTTCGCGAAGTGGTGGCAAGAGGTCCAACAGCGTCAGGCGACCGCGCTGGCCGTTGAGCAGGCGCTGGCGCGGCAGAACAAGCCGGGCACCAACGGGCACGGACAATGAACGCGCCAGACGCCCAGCAACTCTACGAGCGCCTGCTGCCGTATCTGGCCGACATGTTCCCGCACGTGACGGCCGGATCGCCGCGTGTGTTTTTGGGAGACCCGAGCAACACCGTCTATTACTACGCGCCCGACCAGCAGATCCACCCTTCGGGCGGCGCCAACCTGTACGCGCGTATCGAAATCAACACTTACCACTGGTTCGACGGCACAGTGATAAGGGCCGGGGCAAGCGCGGACGGCAGCATACTAGTGATCAATGATCACTTCACGATTTGGGAGCGGTGGGCCGAATTGGCCGAGGCGATCAAGCCGACTCTGGACGCGCTCACCCAACTAGCCGAGAACCTGGGCTACATCGCGGACGATTATCTCCGTGCCTACGCGGCCCACTGGAACGCCCGGCACCCGGTCAAGAAAATCTCCTGGCGGCGCCTGAGCCGTCCGCACATTGAGGCGGCTATCGAGTACGGCAGGACACGGCGGCAATGGCAGACCCAATCCCGCTGATCCAGGGTGCCGAGCGGGCGCGCCGCGCCATCCTGGCCGCCGAGCAGGCCTCCGCCGTGCGGCTGGCCCGCGCCTACGCATCCGCCTACGCCAAGCTTGAGCAGGACATCGCGACCCTGGCCGCCGCGATCGCCGAGATCCCCAACCCTACCTGGGGGCAGGTCCAGCGAATGGCGCTCTACCAGTCGCTCCGGGCGCAGATCGCCGAGCAGATCAACCGCTACGCCGTCATCGCCGAGAACGAGATCAGCCAGACGACGGCCGAGTCCATCGCCCGCGCCCTGACGGACACCGAGCGCCTGGTGCAGCTCGCCCTGCCGGGCATCCCGGCCGCCGAGGTCAAGGCCCTGTTGACCAGGCTCAACCCCGACGCGGTCGCCACCATGATCGGCTTCCTGGACGAACAAAGCCCGCTGTACGTCCGCCTGCGCACGCTGGGTGACGACGTCGCCGCGCTGGTGGCCGACCAACTGCGTCAGGGCATCATCCTGGGCTACAACCCGCGCCGGGTGCAGGCGCTGATCCAGAGGGCGGCGGGGCAGGGGCTGACGTGGTCGCTCAGTTCGACTCGCACCGCCAACCTGTGGGCCTATCGCCTCACCAGCCACGCCAACTATCAGGCGAACAGCCATGTGGTGCGCGGCTGGGTCTGGTGGGCCCAGGTCGGCGACAAACGGACCTGTATGTCCTGCGTCAACATGCACGGCTCGGAGCACGGCCTGGACGAGGTGCTATCCGACCACCACGCCGGCCGGTGCACGCCGCTGCCACTGACGGCCTCCTACCGCGATCTCGGCTTCGCGGTGGACGAGCCGGCGCAGACGTTCGAGCGCGGCGAGTCGGTCTTCCAGCGCCTGTCCGCCGCCGAGCAGCGCGAGCGGATGGGGCCGGCCATGTATGCGGCCTGGCGACGCGGGGCGGTCAGGTTCGGCGACCTGACCGAGCGCTACACGGACGACGTCTATGGCGAGATGATGCGCGAAGCATCGCTGAAAGGGCTGTTGGGTGAGCGGGCCAGGGACTTCTACCGCCGCTAAGCTGGTGCAGATGGAGTTGAGCACGGCCGAAGCGTTGCTCGTCCGCCGTCTGCGCCTCTTGCCTAAGGCCCAGCATCTAGTTATACTAGACATCGACCGGGAAGGTGTGCGGGGCTTTGTGCATCTAAGTAGCGGTAAGCACGAGTACCTGAAAGCGCTGGCGCCCAACACTGACTGACCTGTCTCGACAACCTTTTTTTGTTGTAAGGTCGGCGCGAGGCGTGAAAGACGCCGCAGGCGCCGAGCATCGCCGGCCATGTGCACGGCGAGCCGGAGCGGACCCGTAGCCACGGGGAGCCCAGAGTGTAACCGGCCTCTGAACAACCTGACGCGGCGGCCCAAAGCCGCCCGGCCTCCAGAAACTCAAGGCGCGTGCAGCGCCACAGGAGCAACACGGGGCCTCGGACAGCAATGTCCGAGGCCCCGTTTCGTTTATGGACAACGCGCAACGCCGGCAGATTGCGGCCGAAATCCTGACCACCGTGACGATGGGCCCCGACGAGGTCCTGGCGATGTCTGACCGGATCCAGGCCAAGCGCCAGGCACGCCCGGAGCTGACAGCGCTGTGCAAGTTCGGGCGCTCGATGCAGGTCCGGCGCCTGCGGAACAACGGCCCCAAGAACTGGAACCCGGCCGACTGGGCCTGCGCGCAGGCGGTGCTGGACGAAGTGGCGGCGCTCCGGCGCGACGCCGGCCAGCCCGAGCAGGCCCTGGCGCTGGCGGTGCTGGGCGTGCGCACGGACGGACTCGAGCGGGCCCTGGCCGCGCTCGAACAACGCGACGATGACCCGGCCCTGGTGGCCGGTATCGGGGCCGGGCGACCGGCCGACAAACCACTCCCACCTGAGAGGCATTCAGGGAAGTCGAGGACGAAATGAGCACGCCAACCGATACGACCCAGACCAGCACGACGCCGGCCGATCCGCCGGCCACGACGAGCGCGCCCACCACCCCCACGGCTGGGGATCAAGCCGGCAATCCCGAGGCGCGTTTCACCCAGGCCGACGTGAGCCGCATCGCGGCCAACGCCCGCGGCGAGGGCAGGAGCGCTGAGCGCGCTGCGCTTCTGCAGGAGTTGGGCGTTCAGGACGTGGGCGCGGTCAAGTCGGCGCTCGCCCAGGCTGAAGAGCTGAAGCGGGCGCAACTCACCGAGTCTGAGCGATTGAAGGCCGACGCCGCCGACGCCCGCAAGGCCGCCGCCGACGCCGAGGCCGCCCGGCAGGCCGCCGAGCAGGCGCGTCAGTCGGCGCTGGTGGAAGCCGAGATCATCGCCCAGGCCGCCGGGCGCTTCGCCAACCCGAAGGCCGTATCCAAGCTGATCGACCGCACGGCGGTCAAGCTGGACGAAAAGGGCCAGGTGGTCGGCGTCGCCGAGGCGCTGGAAACGCTGGCCAAGGCCGAACCGTGGACGCTGGCGCAAGCCGCGGACACCAACACCAAGGCGAAGGCGCCGGCGATCGGAGCTACCAACGGCAAGCCTGGCGCCGGCGGCACGGCGCAAGAAGTGCTGGCGTCCAAATATTTCGGGCGCGGTCGCGGGTCGGGGTTCTTTGAGCCCAAGTCTGACGGCGTGCGCACCTAACGACGGAGGTACTTGAAATGGCCATTACCACTGTTGCGGACCTGAACGGCCTCTACAACACGATCTACGAAGAGGCTCTGTTCGTCGCCCGCGAATCCAACCTCGCCGTGCAGCTCGTGCGGAACTTTTCCGCCACCGGCTACATGGCGCGCAAGCTGACGATCCGCCCGCAGGTCACCGCCCAGGACAAGGCCGAGGGCGTGGACTTCGCCAACCCGACCACGTTCGGGCAGACGCTCAAGGCCACGCTGACGCCGAAGACGGTCATGGCGCAGGCGATCCTGACCGACGAGAACGTGGCCACGGACAAGGACGCGGCGGTCCAGGACGCGGCCCAGGAACTGGGCTCGGCCGTCGCCACCAAGATCGACGTGGACGCGCTGGCGCTGTTCTCCAGCTTCGGCACGGACGTCGGCCCCGGCGCCAACTCCACGGCCACGATCGCCAAGGCCGCGGTCGGCGTGTCCGTCCTGCGCAACGCCAAGGCGCCCATGCCGCTGTCGGCGGTGTGGCACCCCTACCACTGGCACGACATCTGGGTCGAGCTGGGCCAGCCGGCCGCCAACCACGCCTTCCTGGGCGAGCTGGCGAACCAGGCGCTGCGCGACTTCTACGTCGGGCGCTGGATCAACGTCGAGCACTTCACCTCCGCCAACATCGCCGTGGACGGGAACAGCGACGCCGTCTCGGGCATCTTCAACGCTCAGGCGCTGGGCTTCGACTCGCGCCAGGAGCCGGAGATGGAGCCCGACCGCGACCCGAGCGCGAAGATGACCGAGCTCAACATGAGCGCCGGCTACGCCGTGGGCGTCATCCGCGATGAGTTCGGCGTGAAGTACACGGCCGACGCCACCCAGCCGAGCTAACGCCGAGCCAACGGAGGTCACACCATGTTTGGTCGCAAGTTCGTCATCCCTGTCTGCATCACCGACCCGACCGCGGACAAGCGCATCCCGGTGCTGCGCGCGCCGACCGGCGAGACGTGGACCCTCGAGGACGCCAAGGTTGTCCCCGACACCACGACCGCCGCCTCGACGGCCGACTACTGGCAGTGCACGCTGGAAAACGGCGGCACGGCCGGCACGGCCCAGACCAACATCGGCGGCACGGCCGGCGGCACCGCCGGTTGGACCGCCAACACGCCCAAGGACCTGTCCATCACCGCCGGCCTCGGCGACCTGAGCGAGGGGCAGTACCTGAACCTCTTCTACAACGAAGAGGGGACGGTCGCCCCCGGCCGCTTCACCGTGTTCCTGACGGTGGCCCCCGGCCTGGGTTCGAAGGCGTTCGCCTAAAAGTCACAGGGTTCGCCCTGATGACCTCGGTTGGGGCTAAGGCAGCGAGGCCGATGGTGGCGATCCCGGCGCCACCCAGCCCCAACCTTCTTATCCGCCGGGATGTCAGCCGGGAACTGACACACCATGCGCATTCTCTGGTTCAGTAACGCGCCGTGGGGCAAGTCGGGATACGCCAATCAGACGCGCCTCGTGGTGCGGCACCTTAACAACCTGGGCCACAAAGTGGCCATCGCGACGAACTTCGGCCTGCAGGGCGGCACGCTGGGCACGGACGACGGGATCAAGCTCTACCCGGTCGGGTATGACAAGAACTCCAACGACGTGGTCCAGGCGCACGCCGACGACTGGCGGGCCGACATCATCATCAGCCTGTACGATGCCTGGCCGCTGAAGTTCCGCAAACTCAAGACGCCGTGGATCGCCTGGGCGCCGGTGGATCACCAGCCTGCGCCTCAGAACGTGGTCGAAGCGCTCAAGCCGGCGTCCGAGGTCGTGGCGTACAGCCGCTTCGGCCAGGCGGAACTGGTCAAGGCCGGGATCCCCGCGCACTACATCCCGCACGGAGTGGAGTGCCAGGTGTTCAAGCCCGGCAGCCAGCGTGAGGCGCGCGAACGGCTGGGTCTGCCCACCGACCGCTTCATCGCCGGTATGGTCGGGACCAACATCGGCTACCCGTCGCGCAAGGGCCTCCCGCAAGCGCTGACCGCGTTCGCGCAATTCAAGCGCGATCACCCGGACGCGCTCATGTACCTGCATGCCGAGGAGAAGGGTATCCACGGCGGCATCGCCCTGAAGCCGCTGACCGACGCGCTCGGCCTGGGCGAGGGCGATCTGGTCCTGTGCGACCAGTACCACTATCTGACCGGCTTCCCCGAGGCGTACATGGTGGACCTGTACAACGCCTTCGACGTGCTGCTGAGCCCGAGCCTCGGCGAGGGCTTCGGCATCCCGATCATGGAGGCCCAGGCCTGCGGGACTCCCGTCGTCGCCACCGACTGCACGTCAATGACGGAGCTGGTGGCGGGCGGTTGGCTGCTCACCCAGACCGAAGCCTGGTGGGAACCGCAAGGCGGTTGGTGGGCGCTCCCGCACGTCTCAGGGATCGTGGAAGCGCTGGAGCGGGCTTACACGGCGCTGCGCAATCCGGATGGCCCCGAGGCGACCGAGCGCTCGGAGCAGGCGCGCTGGCTGGCTGTCACCGGCTACGACTTCGACAGCGTCGTGGCGCCGCTCTGGACGAAGTACCTGGAAGGCCTGCCCTATGGCCGGTAAGCGGATCCTGCTCTGCTCGCATGCCGCCTGGCGCAACACCGGCTACGGCGCGCCAGTCCTGCCGCTGCTCCGCGAATTGAAGCGCCACGGCTACGACGCCGTGGTGCTGGCCGTCGAGGAGCGCGGGCCCGGCCGGTTGGAGTATCGCGGAGTCCGCCACTACCTGCCGGCCGTCGCTCCGTTTGGCGAGGACATCGCGGGCATGGTGGCCGACCACTGCGGCGCCGAGATCGTGGTCAGCCTGCTCGACGTGTGGCCGCTACACCCGGACGGGTACGGCGGCACTGGCCGGCCCTGGCTGGCCTGGTTCCCGGTCGATCAGGAGCCGGCCCAGCGCGGCCTGATCCGGCGCCTGGGCAGGGCCGCCGCCGCGTTGAGTTTCAGCCAGTGGGGAGCCGACCGCCTGCGCGCCGAAGCGCCGGATCTGCCGATCGGTGTCATCCCGCCCGGCGTGGACACCGAGGTCTTCCGGCCAGACCAGGATCTGCGGCGCCACGTGCGCCAGGCCCTGCCGGAGGGCGCGTTCCTGGTTGGGATGGTCGGCACCAACCTGAAGCACGACCGCAAGGCTTTGGCCGCCAACGTCGCCGGCTGGGCGCTGTTCGCCCGCGAACACCCCGACGCCCACCTGATGCTCTGGACGTCGCCCAATGGCGGCGTGACGCTGCGGACCTTCCTGGCATCGCAGTTCCCGGACGTGGCCGGGCGCGTCTACATCGCCGATCAGGCCGAGGTCATGTTCGGCGCGACGGCGCGCGAGATGGCCGGCCTATACAACGGCTTCGACGTGCTCCTGCACGCCTCAGCCGCCGAGGGATACGGTTTCGCGATTGTCGAGGCGCTGGCCTGCGGGACACCGGTGATCGGGGCGGCCAATACGTCCATGCTCGAGCTGATCCCGGAGCGGGCCGGCTGGCTGGTGGGCGCGGCCGACCTCAAGCCCGAGTGGTCGCACCTGGACGGCTGGTGGCACCGGCCGACGCCGGAGGGCGTGGCCAGGGCGCTGCAACAGGCCTGGGAGGACATCCGCGCCATCGGCGGCGAGCGCCCGTACCTGCGCGACTGCCAGGGCCTGGCCCAGGCCTACCGCTGGGAGATGGTCGGCGAAATGTGGGCTGAGAGGTTGGCGGCATGATCACGTCTGACAACTTCGAGGCGGCGCGCCAGGCCGCCATACAGGGCACACGCCCGCCGCTGTCGCTCGCGATCCTGGCCGACTTCGAGCGCCTGGTGGCGCACAAGGGCATCAGCCTGCGCGGCGGCCTGCACTATCAGGACTTCGACCTGCGCGGCGCCATCTGCTGCACGGCCGAAGAGGCGACGCTGCTCTATCACATGGCCGACATGCACCGGCCGCTGGATGCGTTGGAGATCGGCTGCTACGTCGGTTGGAGCACGGCGCACATCGCCACCGCCACGCCCCTGACGTGCATCGACCCCTTCACCGAACTGGACGGCTATCCCGGCTTCGATCCGGCCCTGCGGTTCGGCGCCAATATCGCCCGCTGCGGCCTGAGCCTGCGCGTCCGCCTCATCAGGGGCGCGTCGCCGGAAGCGGTCAGGCAGACTGGGCCGTCGCTGGATTTTGTCTACATCGACGGCCATCACCACGACGGCCAGCCCATGCGCGACGCGCTCGCTATCTTTCCGCTGCTGACCGAGGACGCGCTGGTGATCTGGCACGACGCCGAACTGGACGAGGTGGCCCAGGCCATCGGCTGGATGTCCGGCCAAGGCTTCGAAACGCTGAAGTTGGACACGCCCAACTCGTTGACGCTCCTCTACCGGCGCCGCCCGGTCTGGCTGGGTGACCTGCTGGCGGTGGCGCGGGTGCAGGCGCTCACCCTGGAGTACGCATGATCACGGCGTGCATCACCACGCGCAACGAACAGGAGACGATCGGGCCGCTGGTGAGCCGCCTGTTGGGCCTCTATCAGGCCGTGATCGTCGTGGACGACGCCAGCGCGGACCAGACAGCCGCCGAGGCGCGGGCCTCCGGCGCGCACGTGACCGTCAACGCGGTCAGGATGGGAATGGCGACCAGCATCCTGTCGGGCTGGGGCCTGGCCCTGAGCTACGGCGCCTCGCACGTGGTCCAGATTGACGCCGGCGGCTCACACGACCCCGCCGACTCCCTGCGCATGCTGTCGGCTGGCGCCGACATTGTCATCGGCTCGCGGTTCGTTCCGGGAGCGCGGTACACCGGCCGGCCGTGGCGAGCCTGGATGAGCCGGGCGGCGGCGGCGGCCTGCAACTGGGCCCAGCGCGGAGCGCGCTGGCACGACTGGACCAGCGGCTACCGCGCCTATTCGGCTAAGGCCATGCGCCTGCTGATGGATCACACCTACCTGAGCCGTATGCACGGCTTCCAGATCGAGACTCTGGCCCTGGCCGGCGATCACGGCCTGACGATCGCGGAGGTCCCGATCAGCTACCAGGCGGGACGGTCTGCCTTCAATCTCAGGGTGGCTGGCGAGGCGTTCGCGGCGTGGTTCGACGTCCTGAATCATCGAGGAGCGGTGCGCGCATGAGAGTCGTACTCGGCTCAATCTTCCGCAATTCCACGCCCTACCTGGACCGCTATTTCGCCCAGGTAGGAGCGCTGGCCAATGAGCTGCGCGAGCGCGGCGACACGCTGCGCCCGATCCTGGCTGAGGGTGACAGCACGGATGGCACCTTTGAGCAGCTTCAGGAGCGGACCACGGCGCTCCAAGCGGAGGGCGTGGCGTGCGAATTGATCCAGGTCAGCCACGGCGGGCCGGAGTATGGCAGCGTGGACAAGGCCGAGCGCTGGCGCAACATCTCCAGGGTGTGTAACGCGCTGCTGGATCTGGTCCAGCCGGACGACGACATGCTGATCTACGTCGAGTCCGACCTGATCTGGGAGCCGGCGACCATGCTCCAGCTCCTGCACAACGCCAGCCTGACCGGCGTCGGCGTGGCGGTGCCGATGTGCTTCCTGGACGGCACGCGGCAGTTCTACGACATCTGGGGCCACCGGCGCAACAGCCTGAACTTCCAGCCGCACGCGCCGTTTCACCCGGACCTGGAGACCTGGCGCGGGGCCACGCTGCTGGGCATGGACAGCGCCGGCAGTTGCCTGGTCATGCTGGCCGACGTGGCGCGGCGCTCGCGCTTCGACCCAGCCGACCAGGGCATCGTCGGCTGGTGCGCCAGTATTCGCTCGCTCGGTCAAGGTATCTGGCTCGATCCGAGCGTGACCGTGGTGCATCCGAGGTAACCGATGGCGACTGGCTCGATCCTGCTCCCGATCATTGGCGCCACGCTGCCAGACGGCAGCGCCTCTAACGCCGCCGCACAGTTCCAGCGCGTGAAGTCCAGCGCGGCAGCGCCGTCGCTGCACTTCGTGGAGCTGCTGTTTGACCCGAGCACAGACGAGCACGCTTACTGGACTTTCCGAATGCCGGCGAACTATGCCAGCGCGCCGGTGCTCAAGCTGTTGTGGAAGGCCAACGCCACCACCAACAGCGTGGTCTGGGTCGGCAAGCTCGCGGCCATTACGCCGACAGACGCCGAAACGCCCAACGAAAAGGCGCTGGGGGCTGACAACAGCGCCACCACGGCCGTCAACGCGACTGAGGCGCGGCGACTGGTCGAGACGTCCATCACGCTCACCAACGCCGACAGCGTGGCGGCCGGCGACCTGGCGACCCTGTGCGTCTTCCGCGACGCCAACAACGGCAGCGACACCTGCACGGTGGACGCCGAGTTGGTGGCGGTCACTATCGAGTACACCACCAGCTAACGCCATGGCGATCTCGCTGAATGGGTCGAGCCAGTATGTGAACTTGGGGAATGGAGTCAACGTCTACTCCACTCGCCCATACACGTTTGCGGCCCTGATCAACACAGCCAGCCTTCGCACCAGCGGGGCCTGGAGCGCGGTTTACAACCAGGGCGACTACTCCGGCAGTGGCTGGGGAGTGGAAATCGAGGCGGCGGCCAGTCCGCGGGTGTACCACACCTGGTACAACGGCGGACTCTTCGAGAACTACTCCTCTTTCAATGTCGGTGCCAACACCGGCTGGTGGCTGATCATGGTCGTCCACCGCGACACGGGCACGAATAGCATTGTCGAGTTCTGGGGCTATCGCTACTCGAACAGCACTCTCAGCACGGGCACGGCCGGCAGCGGCGGGACGGGCGACTCGAATCCGGCCGCGCCGGGGGGCAGCGACCCTACCGAGATCGGCGCTTTCAACGATGGCAGTGTGATCGACTTCTATCCCGGACAGATTGGCTGGGTGTCGATCTTCGCGGGCGACCTGGGCGAGACCGGGGGGGCCAACCCCAAGGCGCTGTGGGAGATGATCGCGCGCGGGCCGTGGGGGCTGCTGGACAGCAACTGCAAGCTCTTTGTCCCGTTCTCGGGCGCGGCCCAGGACTTGAGCGGAAACGCGCTGCACGGGTCTCTGGTGGCGTCGCCGTCCTATGTCGGCAGCGGGCCGACCGAGGTCTCGCCGTCGCTCTACGTGGTCCCTGACTACGTTGCGGCCGGCGGCACGTTGTATACGCAAGACCTGGCCGGAGGCGTCACCCCGGCGGGTGCGCTCGCGCGGCAGACGAGCCTGATCAAGGCTGGTGCATCCACGCCGGTCGGGGCGATGGTCAAGCTCATCGGTCAGGCGCGGTCTGGCTCACTGACGCCGGCCGCCGCGCTGGCGATCCTGACCATGAAGGTCCTGGGCGGCGCGGTCACGGCGGCGGGCGCGGCTTCTGAGCAGACCAACAAGACCGCGGCCGGGCAGGTAGGCCCGGCGGGCGGCATGGTCCGCCAGGCCCAGCAGGTGTTGGCCGGGACCGAGACCGCCGCCGGCGCCATCGTGAAGCAGGCCAACCAGGCCGCCGCCGGCGTAGCCACTCCGTCCGGGGCATTGGCAGCCGTCAAGGTGGCGGTGGCGTCTCTGGCTGGGTCAGTGGCGCCGGTTGGCGCACTGGTCCGGCAGGCGCAGAAGGCCGTGGCCGGCGCCGTGGCCGGCGCCGGCACGCTGGTCCGGCAAGCCGCCGCTGCACTCTCTGGCGCCGTGACGGCCTCGGGGTCGGTCGTAAGTCTAGCGACACTAGACAAAGCCGGCGGCGTGACCGCCAGCGGGTCGCTGGTGCGTCTGGCAAGCCTGATCCGGTCTGGAGTGACCACGCCGGCCGGGGCGCTTGTCCTGGCCATCAGCAAAGCCGTGGCGGGCGGTGTTTCTGCGGCAGGCTCGCTTATTCGCAATGCCCAGCGGGTATTGGCCGGGGCCGTGACGCCAGCGGGTGCCCTCAGCTACATCCGCGCCCTGGTGTTGAGTTTGTCCGGCAGTGTGACACCCGCCGGCACGTTGGTAAGGCAGACCAACAAAGCCCTGGCCGGCGCCGCGACTCTCTCGGGCGCGCTGATCCTGGCGGTCCAGATGCTCGTGTCCGGGGCGGTAACGCCCGCCGGAGCGCTGAGTTACGTGCGCGCGGTCCTACTCAGCCTGTCGGGGTCGGTCTCCGCCTCCGGGACGCTCGTCCAGCAGGCGCAGAAGGCCGCAGCGGGAACGCTCGCCGGCGCCGGCGAGCTGGTGCTTCTGGCTCAGCGGGTCGCGGCCGGGCAGGTGGGCGCCTCTGGAGCGCTGTCGGCCGTGCGATCGCTGCTGATGTCTGTGTCGGGATCCGTGGTTCCGGCCGGGGCTCTGGTACGCCAGACCAACATGCCCGCCGCCGGATCGGTCACACCGTCCGGTGGCCTGGTGCGCTTGACCGCGCAGGCGCTATCTGGCGCCGTGACGGCGGTGGGATCGCTTATCCGGCAGGCCCAGAAGACTCTGGCTGGCCTGATCACGTCGGCGGGGTCGCTGATCACGCAGTACCTGATCGGCGGCGTCAAGCTGGACGTCGAGGTCACATGCGCGGCCCTGTATTCGGTCGTTGCTGGACAGTCGGCGCTGGGCTCGGCTGGTCTGACCACGGCGGCCCGGTATTCGGTGACCTATGGAACGGCGGTGGTCGGCCGGGTTGAGGCGGGGGCGTCCGCGCTCTATTCCGTGGCGCTGTCCACGGCAGTGAGGGACTGATGGCGAGCGAATACGACAACGGCGACCTCGTCCGCGTGACCGGCACATTCACGAACGCGGCCGGCGCGGCCGTGGACCCAACCGCGGTGCTTTTCAAGGTCAAGGCCCCCAACGGCCAGACGACCACTTACACCTACGGCACGGACGCCGCGCTGGTCAAGGAATCCACGGGCGTCTACTACGTGGACGTAAACGCCAATCAATCGGGGAAGTGGCGCGTGCGCTGGTACTCGACCGGCACCGGGCAGGCCGCGACCGAAGACTTTTTCACCGTCCGAGATTCGGACTTCGACTAGGGCGCCGCGCGCCAGGAGGTATTCGATGCCGACGCAAATCCAGACCACCATCGAGGTGGACGCCACCCTCAAGGCCACGCTCGCCGAAGGCGAACTCCGGGTGGTGCTGACCGTCGCCGCGCCATACGGGCCGGACTTTCCGGGCCGCAAGGCCGGCGTGAGCGTGGAGGAGTTCGACCCAGGCCTACTGGCTGCCGCGCGCTCGGCGCTGCAGGCCCTGGCCGACTCGCAGATCGCCAAGGCGGCCAACCGCGCTGTGCGCGCCGCCCACGAAGCCGCGGCCGTGGCCGCTCGCCACGGGGAGGGTGCGTAATGTCCGCCAACATCCAAGTCATGGGGGGCGGCGTCGGGCCGACCGGAAGCCTGGCGCTCCGCAAGATCTCGGGCGGTGTCCAGCACGCGCCGGCGCCGCTGCGCGAAACACTCGGCGACCTGTGGGACTGGGTGCTCCGCTGGGGCACGCCCAACAAGGCCGACGCGCCTGAGGCCAACGCCTGGCGCTTGCGCAACCTGCCGCACCTGTGGCGCGGCTTCCGGCGCGTGGCCATGGCGCGGGCGCTGCACCTGCCGCACTTCTACGGCGTGGTCCAGCTCGCCGTGATGCGCCCGCAGGTGGGCGGCCCGGACGAGGTGGCCCGGCTGCGCGAGAAGTGGCTGCCCGAGCGCCAGGAACTGAACTTCTACCAGTGGCTGCGCGCCCACGGCTACGCCGTCCAGGAGACGAACCTGGGCCTGGCCAGCCTGCGCGTGGTCACCACGGCCGGCGTGAACTTCCTGGTGGACGCCTTTCAGAACACGACCGAGTTGGAGATCCTCAAATACCACGCCCTGGGCACCGGCAACACCGCCGAAGCCGCCGGCGACACGGCGCTGGTCACCGAACTCACTACCGAGTACACGGGCAACGTCCGCGCCACCGGCACAACGACCGAGGGCGCCAGCGCCAACATCTACCGCTCGGTCGGCACCAACACGCTGGACAGCGGCACGCCGGCGGTGGTCGAGCACGGCCTGATGTCGCAGGCCGCAACCGGTGGCGGCACGCTGTGGGACCGGTCGGTATTCAGCGCCGTGAACCTGAACGGGGCGAACGGCGACGGCCTGCAGACCACCTACGACGCGACGTTCGCCGCGGGGAGCTGAGCCGCCATGACCGTCCGAGCCGGAATGGAGCATCTGATCACGCGCCTGCGCGGCCTGACCGAGGCCGGCACGGCCGACTACACCCTGGCCGGCGTCTCGTACTGGTCGGACGATCAGATGCAGGACGTCCTGGACCGGCACGGCCAGCCCGTCTGGCGCCAGGCACTCACGCTCGGCGACTGGGACCAGAACAGCGAGTATCACGACTACTACCTGCCGGTCAAAAACGCCGAGGGCACCGCCAGCGGCACGGCGGTCTGGCGCCTCGAAGACGCCAACGAGAACCTGGTCGGCGTGGCCTACACGGTCAACGACGAGTCCGGCCTGGTGCGCTTCACGCCGGACACCGAGGGCTCGGCCTATTACGTCACCACCCGGACGTACAACCTCAACCGGGCGGCGGCGGAGGTGTGGGAGACCAAGGCCGCCCACGCATCGAAGGGCTACGCCTTCACGGCGGACGGCGCGACATACAACCGCCAGCAAGTCTATGAGCACTGCCTGCGGATGGCCGACCGCTACCGGAACCTGTCCGGGGTGAAGGTCGCGCGGCTGTTCCGCAGCGACGTGGCGTAGGTGCGCGATGCTCGAAAGCCAGGAACTCGAAGACCTGCGGACTGAGGCCGAACTGGCGCTGCCGGATACGTGCACGATCCAGACGGCCACCGAGACAAACACCAAGGGCTCGGTGGCTGTGACGTTCGCCAGCACGTACACCGGCGTCGCCTGCCGGCTTGCCTGGGCCAACCGGGCGGTCGCCGAGCGGCAGATCGGCGAGAAGCTGGCCGCCATAAGCGAAATGGTGTTGACGGTGCCATTCGATCAAACGGTGTCGCCATCCAACCGCGTGATCCACGGTGGAGTGACCTACGAGGTCGTCGCCGTGGCCAACGACATGGGCTCCTGGCGCACGGTGCGCCGGGTCTACCTGAAGAGGTTGCAGTGACGCAGCCGGTCTCGATCACCCTGAACACGACCCGGCTGGACCTGCTCCGGGGCCGCCTGGCGCCGCGGGCGGCGGCCATCCTGGACAAGGTCGCGTTCGACGTCGAGCGCACTGCCAAGCCGCTCACCAACATCGACACGGGCGCCATGCGCTCATCGGTGTACGTCAGCGGCGGCAGCGGGCGCGGGACGCCTTACTCGCAGGCCGTGTCTGAGGCGCTGTCGCTCCGGCCGGAGGCGCGGGTCGTGCCCGAGGTGCAGCCGGCCAGCCAGTGGGAGCGCATCGTGGGCGTGGCGGTCGAATACTCCTATTGGCAGGAGCTGGACCACCCCTACCTGGAACCGGCCGTCCAGCAGAACCGCCCGCTGGCGACGGCCGCGTGGTCGGAGTTGTTCGCATGAACGCGCTCGAAGACGCCCTGTATGACACCCTGGCCGCCCACGCCGGCCTGACCGCGCTCGTCTCGACGCGCATCTACCGGCAGGCGGCGCCGCAGGGTGCCACGTTGCCGTATGTGCTCTACGAGCTGGTGGCGGGCGGCGATGAGAACTCGTCGCCCGTGGACAGCCAGGACCTGCGCTACCGGGCGCGCGGAGTGAGCGCGACCAGTTCGGATGAGGCCGGCGACATAGACGACCAGATCCGCGCCGCGCTCCACCGGCAGGCGCTGACGGTGAGCGGCTGGGAGAACTTCTGGACCAGCCGAGAAAACGCCTTCCGCTTCACGGAGACGGCCGAGGGCGTCCGCAGGTATCACGCTGGCGCGTCCTACCGCGTCCGGCTGGATAAGCAATAGCTTTTTTGTGGCTCGGGTGTCTAGCGTCACTAGACCCCACGGAGGTTTGAGAAATGGCCCAATACACTGGCAGCGCCCTGGTGGTCAACTTCAAGGGCACGCAGGTCAGCACGCGCGTCCGCACGCTGACCACCAACGAAGAGATCGACCTGGTCGATCAGTCCGCCGGCAACGACACCGCCAAGACCTACCTGACGGCGCTGGAAGACGGCGACGCCAAGCTCGAGGTCCTGGACCAGCGCGACGGCACGGCCGCCACGGCGGTGTGGAACCTGTGTGACAAGGGCGCCGAGGGCACGCTGCAATGGCAGCCCGAGGGCACCGCCACAGGCGACCCCAAGCACTACGTCAACGCCATCGTGAAAAAGCGTGAACGCGAGTTCCCCTACGACGATGTCGTCAAGGCGACGATCACGTTCCAGTTCAGCGGCGCCCTCACCGACACCGTCAACTAGGCAGTCACCGGGAGATACGAGCATGTCCGATCAAAGCAAGCCCACCATCCTGACCCGCGACCAGATCATGCAGGCCGCGGATCTGCCGACCGAGGTCGTGGAAGTCCAGGAGTGGGGCGGGGCCGTGGTAATCCAGGGCGTCGACCTGGCCACCGGCATGAGCCTGCTCAAGCAGATGGAAGACAAGGACGGCAAGATCGACACCGAGAAGTCCGCCCTGCTGGCCATCGTGTACGGCGTCCGCGAGCCGAAGTTCACCGCCGACGACATGGAGTGGCTGCGCGGCAAGAGCCTGGGCGCGGTCACCAAGGTGACGCGCGCCTGGATGAAGCTGTGCGGGTTTGACGCCGCCGCCCTGCCCGAGGCCCGAAAAAACTCCTGAGGGATAGGCGGCGGCACTTCCTGTTCCGGCTGGCGCGCGACCTGGGCCAGCCCTCGGTGCGCCGCCTATCCCTGGAGATCGCCAACACCGAACTCGTGGAGTGGATGGCGTTCTACGAGGTCGACGCCCTGCTGCAGAATGAAATGCGACACGGCAAGAGCCCGGCCGAGGCTCTGAAGATGGTCGAGGCCATCCTGGAGATCACCAAGCACTGATGGAGCACGCCGCACCTCTCGCCGCGATCGCCTCCGCCGTTCCGCCGGGCTTTTTCGGGCCGCTGGTGGTGGTGGTGCGAACCCTGATGGATGGGACGGTCACACGCGAGGCCATGCCGGCGGCGCTGGCGGTGCTGGAACTCGAACAGGGCGCGCAGAACGGAGTCACCGTGAGCAAAGCGCATATCGAATGGGGCGCGGTCTTGGACCGCTGGAGCTTTAGCCGCTGATGGCAACCGAAATCGCCAGCCTCTTCGCGCGGATCGGGGCCGACCTGACCGGGCTCACGAACGGCCTGGCCGGCGCCAGCACAATGCTGCAAAGCGCCGGGCGGCAAATGCAGGCCACCGGCTCGATCATGACGGCCGGGATCACCCTGCCGCTGGTCGGCATGGGCGTTGCCGCCGCCAAGGCCGCGATGGATTTGGACGCGCAGATGCGCAATATCCAGTCCATCAGCAAAGGCACCGACGCCGACATCGCGGCCCTGTCCGAGACGTTCGTGCGGATGTCTACTGACATCAACACGACCCGTGACAGCGCCGAGCGCCTGGCGGCCGGCTTCTACCAGATCCAATCGTCTGGCTTTGCTGGCAAGGAAGCCATGACCATCCTGGAGGTGTCTACCAAGGCCGCCAGCGCCGGCCTGACGTCCACCGAGGTGGCCGCCAAGGCGATCCTGTCCGTGCTCAACGCCTACGGCATGGAGGCCAGCGAGGCCGCCCACGTTTCGGACGTCCTCTTTAAGTCCGTGGACATTGGCATCTTCTCTTTCGAGGAGATCGCCGGCGCCATCGGCGACACCCTGGGCTCGGCGGCGGCCGCCAAGATCCCGATTGAGGAATTAGCCGCCGCCTTCGCGACCATCACCAAGGCCGGCATCTCCGCCGACGAGGCCGCCACCTCGATCAACCAGCTCATGTTGTCTTTCATCTCGCCGAGCAAAGAGGCGCAGAAGGCGGCGCAAGCGCTGGGGTTTGACCTGTCGCTGTCGGCGCTCCAGACCAAGGGGTTGGGCGGGGTGATCCAAGACCTCGCCAACCACACCAAGGTCCTGACGATCATCCAGAACTCGGCCAGTGACCAACTCAAGACTCAGATAGCCGACGTGGAGGCCAGCGAGGCCGCCCTTAAGCGCTGGAAGCTCGAAATGCAGGCCGCCGGCACGTGGACCAAAGATGCCAAGGCACAGTTTGAGCAGCAATCAGCGGCACTCAAGCTCCAGCGCCAAGACATCGAGGCGGCTATTGACGCCAGCGCCGACTACAACGTGGTCATCCAGAAGATGGCCGAGTCAACCGGCCTGACTGTCGAGGAAATGGCGGCCCTGTTCCCGAATGTGCGCGCCCTGCGTGGCGCGTTGGCCCTGGCGCGCGAGGGCGGCGCCGACTTTGCGGCCGACCTGGAGACGATCGCCGGGGCGGCCGGCGCCACTACGGCCGCGTTCGCGATACAGACAAAGTCCTGGGCGGCTCAGTGGGACAACTTCAAGAACAAGGGCACGGCGACGGCCATCGCCATGGGGCAGATCATCGTCCCGGCCCTGCTTCAACTAATGACAGCAGCCGAGCCGTTCATCGCCCAACTCAAAAACGCCAATCCAGAGTGGATCAAGTGGGCGGTCGGCATCGCCGTGGTGCTGGCGGCGCTCGGCCCGCTGCTGATGATCCTGGGCACGCTGGCGACCGTGGCCGGCTTCCTGATCTCCCCGATCGGCCTGCTGGTGGCCGCGATCGCCGCGTTGGGGGTGGCCTACGCCACAAACTTCGGCGGCATCCGCGATACGCTCAACACCTTCTGGACAGGCACGGCCCAGCCAATCCTGACGCAGCTCTGGACGTGGCTGCAAACCAACATTCCGACCGCGCTGGCGACCATGAGCCAGTGGTGGACGGGCACGGCGCTGCCGGCGCTGCAGACGTTCTGGGGTTGGGTTCAGTCCGTGGCCGGCGCGATCCTGGCCCGCTACATGGCCAACCTGGCCACGCTCATGCAGGTGTGGGGGCAGCTCCATGCCGTGCTCATGATCGTCTGGGCGTGGATGAGCGCAGTCCTGTTCCCGTACATGGCGGCCCTGGCGAATTTCCTGAGCGCCGTGCTCGGGAAGTCTGTCGAAGCGCTGGCCGGCCTCTGGCAGAACATCCTGCTCCCGGCGCTCAAGGGCGCGGCGGCCTACATCGCCACCAGCCTGCTGCCGCAGTTCCAGGCGCTGTGGGACTTCCTGTCCACGACCTTTGGCCCGATCCTGCAATGGCTGGGCGACTTCATCATCAACACGCTGGTCCCCCTGGGCTTCCAGGCCTGGGCCTCGGCGATCGCCGGGATCAGCCTCCAGATCCAGAACGCAACAAAGTGGCTCAACACGATGGCTGACACCGTGCGCGGGCTCAAGCTGCCGGCCTGGCTCACGCCGGGCTCGCCGACGCCGTTTGAGATGGGCCTGCGCGGCATCGCCAGCGCCCTGGCCAACGTCAGCGACATCGGCCTGCCGAAGTTCGGCCAGGAGTTGGGTGGGTTGGGCCTGGGCGGCGGGACGCTGGCCCTGGCGGGCGCCGGCGCCGGCGCGGGGCCGGCCGGCGGCAACACCGTCACCTGGAACGGCAACATCAACGTGGACGGGTCGCAGGACCCCGAGGCGACCACGCGCCAGGTCATCCGCGGCCTGGAGGATCGCGGCCTCCTGCCGCGCACGAGGCTCCGGTAAGCATGCCAACGGCCACCTATGCCCTGTACGTCGATTGGGACAACGACGGCAACTACTCGGACCCCGGCGAGGACATCACCGCCGATTGGCTCAGCGCCGAGATCGAGCGCGGCTTCGACGGCCCGCTGGCGCGCGTCGCCAAGGCCACCCGCGCCGCGTTCGTGGTCAACAACGCCGGGCGCGACTACTCGCCGGCCTTGGTGTCCAGCGTGCTCCCGCGCCGCAAAGTCAAATTCACGATGACCTACACCTCCACCGTCACCCTGTTCGAGGGCTACCTGGAGGAGATCACGCCAGACTACGGCCCGAAGCTGTCGCGCCGGGCAACGCTGAGCTGCGTCTGCGCGATGGCGCTGCTGGACCTGGCCGAGGCCACGATCGAAGTCCAACAGAACGCGGCGGCTGACGACATTATCAGCGCCCTCGTGGCCGCCGTGTACACGCCGGCCTCGACCAGCTACCAGGCCGGGATCAACCAGTTTCCGATCTCGGGCGACCGCTGGGTGGGGGTGGACAGTTGGAGCGGCGGAATCGTGCGCGGCGCCAGAGGCTTCCAGACCGTCAACGCCAGCCAGAAGATCCGCGACGTGTGCGCCAGCGACTGGGGCCGGTTCTACATCTCGAAGGCCGGCGTGCCGACGTTCGTCAATCGGCTACAGATGCCGCTGGACGCGACCACCGAGCTCACCCTGAGCGACAACATGGTGGGCCTGAACTACACCAAGCGGGCGGGCGAGGTCTACAACTACGTCGAGGTCACCTGCTACCCGCGCACCGTTGGCGAGACCCTGGAAGTTGTGGGCGCCCTGGACCCGCAGGCGCCGCCGCGCATCGACCCCAGCGCGTCCATGACCTTCGTCCTCAACTACCGCGACCCCGCCAACAGCGCCGTGCAGGTGGGCGGGATCAATGCCGCGACGCCGGTCGCCAACACCGACATCTTGTGCACCAGCGACGAGGCTGGCGAGGGCGACGACGACACCGCCAGCGTGTCCATATCCATGACCGCCTACGCGGACAAGGCCGAGGTGACCCTGACCAACGCGCTCTCCCGGCCAACCTTTGTCCAGGCGCTGCAGGTGCGGGCCTACGCCGTGCGGGCGCGCGAGCCGGTCGTGGTCCGCAAGTCCGACGCCACCAGCATCGCGTCCTACCAGAAGCGGGCGCTGGCCATCCAGGCCCCGCTAATGAGCAAAGAGTCCGAGGCGCTGCGCCTGGCCGAGTACCTGTTGGACGTCTACAAAACGCCGCGTGACATCGTGGAGGGGGTGGTGGTCCTGGGCAACAAGTCGGCCACATTCCTGGCCGCCGTGCGCGACCTGGAGCTGCTGGACCGGGTGGTGGTCACGGAGACCCAGACCGGCCTGTCCAGCTACGCCGGCCACGTCTACCGGATGCGGCACTCCATCCCGAACAAGCACGACCACCGGCTCACGCTGGATCTGGAGACGGGCTACAGCGTCGGCACGCCGTTCCGCCTGGACACGTCCGCGCTGAACAGCGGCCACGTCCTGGTCTACTAGGAGCACCATGGCCTATTCGACACTCCCCGCGAAAGTCGCCGCCGACACGGTCTCGCTGACCAACTGGGACAACATTCGCGACAACTTCATCGCCTCGGCGCCGGACGCCTTCACGACGAAGGGCGACCTGTTCGCGGCCACCGGCGCGGACGCTGGAGCGCGGGTTGCGGTCGGCGCCAACGACTCAATCCTGGTGGCCGACTCCGCCCAGACTGCGGGCCTGGCCTGGCAGATCGTCCCGGCCGCGCGCGTTTACAACTCCGGGGCTCTGGCGCTATCGGCCGGGGTGTGGACCACGCTCACATTCAACAGCGAGCGCTATGACACCGACGCGGTTCACTCCACCGTCACCAACACCGGGCGCCTGACGGTCCCGAGCGGTGGCGACGGCCTGTACCTGATCGGTGGGTGCGTGGAATTTGACACGACGAGTCTGGGCTCGGGCGTGCGGGTCGGGGTAAGAATCCTGTTGGGGGGCACGACGACCATAGCCCGGCAGGTGGTCTATGGCATACACTCCGACGAGGATACGGCCTTGGCGATCAACTGCATGTACCTGCTGTCAGCCACAAACTACGTCGAATTGCAGGCCTACTCGAGCGCAGGGCTGAACGTGAACGTGACCGCCAACTTCTCGCCTGAGTTCTGGCTGCAGTGGATGCGCCGGCAGTGACCCATGCCCATTGAGTTCTCCGACCGCGCGTTGAGGGTAGTCGGCACCAACTACCAGGGCATCGAGTTCTACGACGACGACCGGGCCCTGCGGGCGACGATCTACCTGGACGAAAACGGCAACCTGAACATTTCGACGGCCGTGGTCACGACGACCACCACCGAGGAAGGCGCGCCGTCCGCGCTGGCGAGCGCGCCGTTCCTGGTGGTCTCGGCCGACACCACCCTGCTCGGCGAGCGCGTCTTCAGCCCCGGCAACGGCCTGGCCGGCAGCGACGGCGGGCCGGGCGCCAGCTACTCCCTGGCCGTGCAACTCCAGACAACCAGCGGGCTCAGCCTGAGCGCCAGCGGCCTGGCGCTGGGCGCCCCGAGCACGCTGACGGTGGCGACCAGCAACGCCGTCACCGCCTCCAGCCACACGCACGCCATCACCACGAGCAGCAATCCAGGCGCGGCGGCGGCGATCCTGGCCACCGATGCGAGCGGCAATATCACGCTCCAGAACCTGACTCTCGCCGGCACCACGGGGATCACGGCCAGCGGCGCGGGCGCGGGCCTGACGTTCTCGGCCACGGGCGCGCACACAATCCAGGCCAGCCACGCCAGCGGAACGCTCACGGTGACGGCCGGGAGCACGGTGACGGTCAGCGCTGGCGGCAATCTGGTGCTCTCGCCCACCGGCGACATCACCCTGGATCCGACCGGCAACGACATCCTGCCCAACACCGGCTATGACCTGAACATCGGCAGCCTGACCAAAAAGTTCTTGACCCTGCACGCGGCGGAGCTTTGGGTAGAGACCTTGGTGGCACAGGACACCATCGCCACCATCGGCGGGCGCGTGATCGTGGCGCCTACTACCACGCTCATCGCGGATGTGACTGGCATCGCCACGTCAATTGACGTGAAACACAACCAGATGTCCAGCGGTGACCGGGTGCTGCTCCAGGCGAACGGCAAAATGGAGTGGATGGCGATTACCAGCAGCCCGAGCGCGATCACGGGCGGCTATCGGTACAACGTCACGCGCAACCTGGAAGGCTTCGACGGCGATACGTGGACGGCCGGCGATGCCGTGGTCAACACAGGCCAGGCCGGCAGCGGTTTCATTGATCTGTACTCGATGGAGTCGGTTCTGGGCCGCCCGGTCGAATACATCTACAACTACAACCAGACCGGGGCGGTCTACACCGGCAACTATGCGACCAGCAGCAACTGGACGATCTTCGGGGATGGCGCCAACACCCAGACCAGTGACGCCGTGTACTTCGGCGTGGCTTCAGGCCCATGGGCCAATCTGTACTACTACATCGGCACCGCGGCGGTCTACACGGCGACTCTGACCTGGGAGTATTGGAGCGGCGCGGCCTGGACCAGCTTCAGCCCGACCACGACCGACTTCAAATCCACCGGCCTGAAGTCCACGACCTGGACGGCGGCCAGCCTGACCGGCTGGGCTGCCAACAGCGTGAACAGCATCACGGCCTACTGGGTGCGGGTGCGGATCTCGGCCTTCACGTCCTTTGCCACCCAGCCGACTCAGGTGGGCAAGCGGGTGTACCGCGAAAAGAGTCAATTCGGCCCGACCATCGTGGGCTGGGTCCGCAACTCTACGACGTTCTCGGACATCACCGAGGCCTGGGCCATCGGCAACCTGAACGGCCTGTATGGATACTCGGCCGACGACTATGGCATCGGCCTGGGCAAGTACGGCGCAGCGTTGGCCAACGTCACGCTCGATGCCACCAACGGGCTACGGCTGCGGAGCTACACCGACACCATCCTGCAGATCAAAAACTCGGACGGCAAGGGCTATATCACGGGCGTTGTCTACCTGGACACCAGCGGCGGCATCTTCCAGGGCACCGGCACATTTGCCAGCCCAACCACCGGCTTCAAGCTCTATAACTCGGGCGGGGTTGGCCTGTGGGAGCTGTGGGCGGGCGGAACCAAGCAGGTCTACTCGACCACGGGCGGCCTGCTGGTGGCTGGCGCGGGCAACACCCAACTCGACGCCAATGGCGTGACCATCACGCTCACCACGTCCTACTCGGACACCCGCGCCTATCGCATCAGCGATGGCAGCGGAGTGGTTGGCCGCCTGTACGGTTACGCGGATGCGGGCTCGGGTGACACGATCATTCGCCTGTATGCCTCGCCGTCCAGCAGCAGCCACGATGCCCAGGCCCAGGTGGTGGCCAGCAACACGGACGCCGCGCGGGCGGCCAAGGCCTACCTCGTGGCGGTGGGCTCGGGCGGCTCCAGCACGTCGCTGGAGATCCGCTACAACAACGCCGCCGCCAGTGGGCGCGGCGCGTTCTTGAGCGGCAGTTTCAAGGAGTCCACGGCCATCGCCGCCCGTGCCTATAACTCGGGCGCCATCTCGCATACCAGCACCGGCAACTGGCAGGCGCTGACGTTCGACAGCGAGAGGTTTGACAACGACACCATCCACTCCACCAGCACCAACACCGGGCGCCTGACGGTGACCACGGCCGGCGTGTATATGATCACCGGCCATATCTCTTTCGCATCCAACGCCACAGGAGTGCGCGGTATTGCGGTGAGGCTGAACGGCGCCACCTACATCGCCGCCGACCTGCGGCCGGCAAACTCTGGCGTCATCTCACAGTTATCCATCGCAGTTGTCTACCAACTGTCAGCCACGGACTATGTGGAATTGATGGCCTATCAGAGCTCGGGCGGCAATCTAAACATTGACGTGGGCGGGAATTACACGCCCGAGTTCGCCATGGCCCGCATTGTCTAACAAGGAGTCGTAGATGTCTCGCAGAAACCGGGATAAGCAGACCGAAGCGCCAGCGCCGGAGGCGGTAGCCAAGCCGCCCGACCCGGCCGCCGAGCTGGCTTTCCTGTTGGGCACAGCCGACACGGCCCAGCAGGTGGCCAGGCTGAAGGACGTGCTCACGGCGCGGCCTGTCTCAATCCTGATCGTGGCCGACCCCAAGAGCGGCGAGACGACGATCAGGACCACTGGGCCGCTGGCGCCGGACCTGGCCTACAAGATGCTGGACGTCACGCGCGCCCACTTCTTCGAGACCGAGCGCAAGGCACTGGCCAGCCAGAACGGCAACGGAGGTGCGCAATGATCATGAAGGGACTCCTGGTGGCGGTGACATCGGCCCTGATGCTGCTATCCGCAAGCCTGGTCGTTTCTGACATCGAGGCCGTCTCAACGCCGGCCCAGGCCCAGCCCGAGTCGGCGACCGCAACACCGTGGTCTGAGCCAGAGCAAGGCCCGCCGGATTGCTCGACGCCTCCGCCGTGGACTAATTTTGAGCAGGCGTTGGCGTGCGAGACGCTGTACCCGACTCAGCGCGTGCCGGGCTGCGCGGCTCCGGCAGACGCCGGGCCGAGCATGGCGGGCGTCTGGGAGCGGTGGTTTTGCTCTGGCTTCATGCCGACACCGGGTCAGCCACAAACGCCCACGCCTGGCGGCTACCCGGTGCCGGCCTATCCGTAAGGTGCAACCATGAATCTCCGTGTGGGCTATTTCTTGATCGCCGAGAACAAGGTCAACCTCGGCGCGAAGGTCTGGTTCTCGTTCAGCGTGACCAACGACGGCGACGCAGGCATCGCCTATTCCGGCCTGGGCGCGTTCGTGCCAGGCGTTCTGCACAAGCCGTCCTGGGGCGGGCAGGTGCTCAAGCCTGGCGAGACGCTGGTGTGGGAGGACTGGTTCGCCACCAGCAAGGCCGGCCTCTATCCGGTCCACCTGGGCATCTGCACCGAGCCCGGAGCGCACGAGGATGCCGAAAAACTGACGGCAAGCTGGCAGACGCTGGCCGGCCCGATCATGGTCGCGGTCGGCATGGACTTCCCGGCGCCGGCCTCCGCCGCCCTGGACAACGGCAGCTTCGAAGGCGGCCTGACGGGCTGGTCGGTCTACCATATCAGCGCCGAGTCGGCCGCCGGCATCGAGGACCGGGCCAAGGGCGCCACGCTTGTCCTGGACGGCCAGCGGGCCTTGCGCTTCGAGCAGCACCACAAAGTGCTCCACTCAGGCGCCTTCCAGCAGGTTCGCGTCGGCCGCGGATCCACGCTCAAGCTCACGGGCGCGGCCTATCTCCTGTATGGCAGCTCCGTCCCGGCCAACAACCGCATCCGCGAGATCAGCAGCGCCTTCAGGGTCGGCATTGACCCGGCCGGCGGAGTGGACCCCGCCGGCTCCGGCGTGAAGTGGGGCAGTGTTGGCGGCGACACTGCCTGGGTGTCGGCCAGCGTGCAGGACTCGGCCGAGGCCGACGTCGTCACCGTGTTCGCCGATGCGCGTATCGGCCTAGACTGGCCGCCAGATATCGCCCTGGCCACGCTGGACAGCCTGGAGCTGGAGGTCACGCCCATCGCGGCGCCACCCCAAGACCCAGACCCAGAGCCAGAGCCCGAGCCAGTGGTCACAGACGTGTGGGAGGTGGATCTGCTCGTAGGCGGGACTCTGCCGCTGCGGGGCATTATCCGCCGCGTGGTGGCGAAGGCGAAATGACCTACCGCATCCTGGCCGTCATCGTCGGCGCGCCGGAGGCTGACGCGCAGCGCCTGGCCGACCTGCTCCGGTCGCCGGAGATGAGCGACCTGCGCGCCATGATCTTCGACATCACCCCGCCCGAGTGGTGGCACAGCCTGCGGACGCGCACGGTGGCCAGCACCGAGGGCACCTATGACCGGGTGACACCAGTGCGAGACGGGATCACCGTCTACCGTGGCACTGGCGAGGCCTGGGGAGTGTTTACCCGGCTCACCCCTGACGGCAAGCCGCGCCAGTGGGACATCTGGGCCGTAGATCAAGCGAAGCGCCGCCTGTACATCCTGGACGAGCGCAGAGGTTATCCAGGGGGCCTGTACGTCGCCCCGGAAGACGTAGACAAGAGTTAGGGAGGCGCTTATGGACGACCTGAAGCAATGGCTGGAGATCGCCAACGGTATCGGAGTCGTTGGCCTGCTCTTCATCAATCTGTATCTGATCATCACCGGCCGGTTGGTTTCGCAGGCGACGATTCAACAGATGAATGAAGCTCACGACGCGCGGGCCCAGATCGCGGCCGACCGTCTGGCCGATACGATTGCCGACCGCATTGGCGAGGCTACTCAGTACGCGATCTCGTCGTCCATCGGGGCCGCCCTGGATAAGGCCGAGGCCATGCGGAATAAAGAGCAAGAGACGTGGCGCGCCGAGCTTCAAGAGATGGAACAGACCAGCCACAAGCGGGACGAGGAATGGCGCCAGACCATCCACCGGCTGATGGAGCGCATTGACGCCATGGCCTCCCAGCAGACGGAGTCGCTGCGCGAAATGGGCGTCCAGATCAGCGCCAACACCGGCACCATCAAGCGTCACAGCGATACCCTGGGCGCCATCGTCCAGTACATCGACGAGACCCGCCGCAACGCCGGCGGGAAGTAGCACACTACACGAGGAGCAACACACCATGTTTTCCGACGACACGCCGAAACCGCAAACGGGCGCCCTGGACCTGCTCAAGCGCCCTGAGATCATAACCCTGATCGTGGCCGCCCTGGTCCAGTTGGCGGCCGCGGCCGGCCTGCCTGCCCGCGCCGGCCTGGACGTCCCGCAGGGATCGCTCACCCTGGTGGTCGGCGCGTTCTGGGCCGTCGCCGTGGGCGCCATCTTCGAGGGCAAGTTCAAGGGCATCAACTATGCCGGCGGGCTTGCGCAAGTCCTGGGCAGTTTCAAGTTCCGGGCGGCCCTGGTGGCGGCCGGGGTGGTGGGCCTGCAGGCCGCGCTCAAACTGTTTGAGCTGGAGATCCCGGAAGACCAGCTCACGCTGCTGCTCAACTTCATCATCGCGGCGATCCTGGGGAAGGCGGCCGTGGACGGCAACTCCACGGCAAGCGGTCAGTAACTGGTGAGCGCCAAAGCTCGGGGCGGGCCAAAAGCCCGCCCCTAATCCATGCTGACCGAACGACCCCAACCCGGCCGTCTCGTCGTAGCACTTTTCACCGACATCCACAGCGGCAACGCCCTGGGCCTGCTGTCGCCGGACACGCGCCTGCCCAACCCGTCGACCGGGGACTACGAGCCGGTCACGCTCAACCCCGCCCAGCGGATGCTCTGGGAGTGGTTCGCCGGCGACGTCCAGGGCGTCATCGACTTCGCGGCCGGCGACCCGCTCATGGTCGTGCACGTCGGCGACCCGACGCAGGGGACGCGCTTTGCGTCCGAGCTGGTCTCGACCCGCATCGCCGACCACATCCTCATCGCCGTCGAAAACTTCCAGCCCTGGTACGGCTACGCGGGCCTGCGCGCGGTGCGGTTGATCGTCGGCACCGGAGTGCACGAGTTCAACGAGGCGACCGGCTCGATCATGGTTGGCGAGCAACTGCGCCGGATGCACCCGCACATCGGCGTGCGCGTGCTCTACCACCACGAGTTGGACGCCGGCGGCGTGACGTTCGATCTCTCGCACCATGGGCCTGGGCCGGGGGGCCGCAACTGGCTGCGCGGAAACATCCTCCGCTACTATGTCCGTGACATCATGACGACCAGACTCAAGGCCGGGCAGAGGCCGCCTGACGTCGTCGCCCGCGGGCATTATCACACCTACACCAGCGAGATCGTCACCGACTATACGCCCGACCGCATCTACGAGACGCGCGCCGACATCCTGCCGTCTTACTGCTGGATTAACGAGCACGGCCGCAAGGCCACCAAGAGCGAGAGTTATATCGGATTTGGCATGAAGGCCTACGAGATCGTGGGTGGCCAACTGACCACCACACGCCTGTTCTACCGGGCCGTTGACATGCGATCAAGGGAGCGCTGGAATGGTTGACCAGCCCTTAGTGTTGCCTCAAAACGTCGTGGAGTACATCCGCAGCGTATTCCGCGATGAGTCGGCCACGCCCATAAACCTGCCGCCCGGCGCGTTTTCGGTCAAGGACGCTCTGGAAGTCGCCAAGCAGGAAAACCCCAAGGCAAACCGCGACCAGGTATACCAGACGCTCGAGCGCCGGGTGGCCAGGGGAGAATTGCGCAAACGGATAATCCAGGCACGCGAAAAGGCCGGCCGGCGCGTTGTCGACCAGGCCTACTATTGGCGGCCGACGCCGGAGGAGCTGGCGTCCGAGTCCAGTCAGCCGATTGACAGCGGGGCTACACTGTAGGTGTAGGCATCTGCTGGGTTTGGGGGGTGGGGAGACGTGGCGCGCTCAAGCGGGGGCGCGCCACTATTGTTAACGCAGTAGATTTGTATAAATCGTGGAAAGAAAAGCGCCTGGCATCGCCGCCAGGCGCTTCGATTTATACCGGCTTAGCCTTCCGGCGCCTGCGCTTGCCGGAGTCGGCCAGCCCGCGCAGCGTCGCGACGACCTCGGCCCGGCGCCCACGCGGCACAGAGGCGGCCAGGGCGACGACCTCGGCAACGAAGCGGTCGGCGCGATCACTGGGTGGGTCGGCGTGGCCAGCCAGGACCAGCACGAGATTCGCATCGTCGCCGAAGTGCTTGGCGATCTTTCGGCATCTGTCAGCGCTCGGAGTGAACAGGTCCAGCGCCACGTTAGGCAGGTATATCCTGGCAAACCCGAGCTCCAGGCTGACGGCGCTCAGGCTGGTCCCGTCGCGCTGGCAGCGCTGCGTCAGGTAGTCGCGCAGATCCCGGTATCCGGCGAATGATGGCACGCCGCAATCATACCGCATCTGTAATTGAGCGTTGACATTGGCGGCGCGTCTGCCATATAGTGTGCGCGTGACGGACCAGGCCACAACCCCCATGTGCAAAACCATTCCAGCGAATTGCCGGCGCGTCGGTGGTTTCTCCGCGCGCAGGCGCCATTCGGGAATAGCACTTGGTGGCGGATGGCCGATCCGTGGCTGAGTGCTTTTCGATCTCCGGCCAATAGCTTTTAAGCACTTGGTTGGGGGTTCGAGTCCCTCACGGCTCACTGTGTACAAGTGCTTTCGTCATTCGTGACCAAGTGCTTGCACATCTGGGAAAGCACCCAGACACGGAAAGCACCCGTCACCCGGTGCCGTCAATCGGCCCGCGTGTACAGGTGCTTTCCGCCGTTATAGGGACCAGGGAATGAAAGGGAATGACACCATGAGCGCACAAAACGGCACGAACGGGGCGAAAGGCACGTCCAAGTATTTGCGCGGCAGGCTGTTACAACTGGAGTTCCAGGCCGTGATCGCCGACTACGTGGCGGATCTGCGCATCCGGCGATTGTCGGCCAACACCATCCTGATCTACGAGCGCACCCTGCGCCGCCTGCTGACCTACCTGGCAGCCGGGCAGCCGTCAGGCGCGGCCGTGCGGATGGCGGCCGTCACGCCCGAGCGCGTCCAGGGGTATGTGCGCGGGCGGATGGAGGCCGGCCAGGTCTACACCGACCACCCGATGCGCAAGGCAGAGGACCGGGCGCTGTCGCCGCACAGCCTGCACCAGGAGATCCGCAGCCTGATGACGTTCGGCCGCTGGCTGGTGCGCCAGGACTACGAGGACCCATTCAAAGGCCTGCGGGTGCCCAAACTTCCAAAGCGCATGATCGACGTGCTATCGCATGACGAGATCACGCGCCTGTTCCAGGCCTGGGCGCCGGCCACGGCATTCGGGGCTCGCTGGCAGGCCATGATGGCGTTCGCCCTGGACACCGGTGTGCGCGTTGAGGAGTTGGTCAACCTGCGCGTGGACCGGATCGACACGGAGCGCGGCCGGGCCCGCGTGGTGGGAAAGGGGGATAAGGAACGGTTCGTCCGGTTCGGATCGCGCACCCAGCGGGCCCTGGCGCGCTACACAAACCTATTTCGGCCGGACGAGCGCGGGGCGCCGACCGTGTTCACGAGCCTGGACGGTGCACCGCTGACGGTCAACGGCGCCGAGAACATATTGAAAAACGCCCGCCGGAGGGCGGGCGTCGAGCGCTGTCACTGGCATCTGTTCCGGCACACGTTCGCGACCATGTTTATATTGGGCGGCGGCGACGCGCTGGAGCTGAAAGACTTGTTGGGCCACGAGACGCTGAAAATGACCGACCAGTACGTGCACCTGGCGCAGCAGCTCGGCCTGCGCGACTCGCTCAGGTCGCGCCGCCAAACACCGCTGGACTCTCTGGACGTGGAGATGACTCCACGAGCCCGGCGTGGCCGGCCGCTCGCAGCAGGGCGTCGGTCTGAGCCACATCCAGAGCCAGAGCTAGAGCCAGCCGAATGACGACGTCCCGGCTGGGCTTGGCGTGCCCGGTCAGCAGGCGGTGCGTGTGGCCGGTCGAGCGGATGGCCGCGCGCACCGCCAGCGCCTGGACAGACAGGCCAGAGCGAGCGCGGTAGCTGGCCAGGGCGACGTGGAAGGGGGTCATCGTGCTACCAGCCCGTATATGCCGCACGCGATCAGCGCCGCCATCATCACGGCCCAGGCCACCAACAACCAGAACGTCGCGCCTTCGCCGCGTGTCTCATTCATGGTCCGTTTCCCCTTCCTGGTCTGCCTCAGCCGGCAGATAGCCCAGTTTGATCAGCGACTCCCGCAGCGCCGCGCCCTCCGGTATGTCCGTCCCCAGCGCTGTGTGCTCCAGGAGCAGCCTGGAGGCCGCCTGCGCCAGGTCGTGCAGGCCGACCGCGGCGGCGCCGATCTCGGCCAGCCAGCGGTGGTCGATCGGCTGCAGCGAAGCCTCGCGGCCCGTCGCCAGTTTCAGGTACAGCCGGTTCCAGGCCGTCGCCGAGGCCCGCGACAGGCGCGGCGTCAGCGGACGGTCGGCGGGTAGTAGGCTGGCCGCAGCACTCGCAGACAGGCGGCGCGTCTGCGCGCGTCCAGTACGTTTCGGTGCGGCCGGTTTTTGGGCAGTCGTCGCAGTCGTAGACATTGAGCGGAGTCCTCTCGTTCATAGTCAGCGGGCGGTCCTTGCCCGAATCAGTGTCAGAAGGTTTTGAGCCGTCTTAACTTCCATGCCGAACGCCTGGGCCGTCTCTTTGGTCGTAGGCCAGCGCCCGAGCACGGAGTGGCGCTCCATGACCCAGGCCTCGGCCGCGACATAGTCATGCTTTCGTGGCCGGCCTGGACGGCGCTGTATCTCGCGTGCCGTCATCGCTCCGATATTCGCGCCGTGGCTGATCCCGACGCGGCGCACTGCCGCCAGGGCGGCGTCGATGCGAGCGGAGTGTCGCTGGGCTGTCATAGCTCTGCCCACCACGGCACCACTGCGGGTCGGTCGGCCTGGCGCGGGTCCGGGTTGTGGTGAGTGGCGATGTAGAGCACCACGACCACGACCGGCGCGGCCAGCATCAGCAGGAGCAGGGCGGTGAGGATGATCAGGGCGCGGCGGGGCTGGGTGGGAGTCGTGGCCGGCCTGGGGCGTGTCTGGCGTTTCATTCGGCCGCCTCCCGCGCGGCCGGCGCCAGCAGCGCCTTGAGCCGGTCGATTTCGTCATTGGCGGCCCGGACCTGGTCGCGCAGTTTGCGCAGTTCGGCCTCTGCGCTGTCCGCGCGCAGACTGGCCTGGGCTGCCAAGTGCTCGGCGTCGTGGGCGTACTCGGACAGGGCGGCGTAGTCGGCGAGGAGCTTGGCCGCATTGACGAGCAGCGCGTCCGAGCAGACCGTGCGCACCCGCTGGTAGTCGGCGCCGTCGTGCTCGAGTCCGCAGATCGGGCAGGTTTTGTCTTCCACTCTCGCCTCCATTTCGGGCACTTACTCCTCGCCAAGCACGGTTCGCACAGCACGTTTGCTCGTCACGCCCGCCGCGCGGACGTAGCGCGCCAGCATCTTGTCCGATTTGTGGCCAGTGACTTCGCGGATGTCCAGCGGGCTCAGCCCGTCGATAGCGCCCTGGGTGGCAAAGCCAGACCGCAGGCTGTGACCAGAGAACTGCACGGCCGGCAGATCGGCGGCGCGGGCCGTGCGCTTGATGATCTCAGCCACGGCCCGGTCCCCGAGAGCGGTACGGCTGGGCTTGCCCCAGCGATCGACCTTCCGGAAGACCGGACCGCTGGTGATCTTGGCGTGGTGCAACCAGGCGCGCATGGCCGTCACCGGGCATAGGGCCATGTTGCTGATGCGCGGTATGTGTTTGAACGTGCCTTCGCCGGTTTGGTCTGTCTTGGACCGGCGCAGTGTGATCACCAGGCCGTCGTCATCGAAGCGCAGGTCAGAGACCGTCAGGCCAACCAACTCCGAGCGACGGAACGCGCCGGCGTATCCAAGGAGCAGGAGCGCGCGGTCGCGCGCGCCGGCCAGGGTGTCGCCAGGCAGGGCGGCCAGCAACTTGCGGAGCTCGGCCCGCTTGATCGGCGCCTTCTGGACACCGGCCACGCCCAACTCGCGGCGCATGCCCTCCAGCAGCGTTTTGACGTCATCGCTCTTGGTGGGGTCTTCCATGCCGCGGTGCGCAAACGAGATGGCCGCCGACGCCACTGTGATGGTGCTGACCTTACGGCCAGCCTCCGCCAGGTGCGTCAGGTAGTCCACGACCACAATCGGGCTGGCGGGGCGCACGGTGTACCCAGAAGCCCCACAGAAGGCGCAGAACGTGGCCCATTGGCTCTTGTAGGCCCGGCGTGTGTTTTCAGCGCGCACGGCTCGCCTGTAGCGTTCTGTGCGGGCCCTGAGCGTGGTCAGGGATCTGTTCTCGGATGTGACGAGGTCTGTCATGGTTATATCCGCCGATAATTTCCCTTATCGGTCGTTAGGCTAGGTCACACTTCTGGCGTAGTTGTGTTACCTAAGCGGCGGCGCGCTCGATGTATTTGAGCGCTGGATCGGTCGGGTGAAAGACGCGCGTGTGCTTTTCGCCATTCATCAAAATCCGCAGCCGGCCACCAGGCCCGGCGCTGGTGATGCGCCCAGGCCAGCCATTGACCAAGACGCGCCCGCCACGCCTGGCCGGGACCGCGTACATCGCCCGCACGTAATCCATGTGACCAAAACGGAAAGCCATCACACACCGCCTTTCGCGTCGCGGTCGGTCCGCTCCGCGCTCGGGTATAGATCGTCGCTCGCGGAGGCCGGCGCGGTGCGCATTACGCCTTCCAGGCCGGCGAGCGCAGCGCTGTGGTCGCCTGGAAACTCATCCCACACGCGGCCGTCCAGCTCACGGCCAGCCAGCCGCTTGCCGACGCGGAGCATGGTGTACTCGTAGCCGTCAGGCGGGTGGCCCTGGCGGCCGTTCCAGGTAGTCGTCTGCGGATTGAAAATGCCGTCAACATCCATGCAGCCCCAGAATGCCGTCTGAGCGCGCTGACCGTGAAAGAGTGGCTTGGCGATCCACTCGCCCCACTGCTTGAAGTGAAACGGGACGCCATGCTCCGCGCACAGGTCGCGGATGCGCCGGACCCACTCCGGGTGCATCGGCCGCGCCTTCGGCCCAGACTCCCCGCCGACGATCACCCAGTCGATGCCGCGCACATAGACGTGGTTGTCGTCTTCGCGTTCGTCCACTTCGTCAACCCAGGCGCTCAGGTCAAGCGGTCCAAGTAGTGGCTCGGCGGAAACAAACAAGACCGACACGCCCCAGTCGCGGCCTTCGCTCGCCAGGACCGGCCAGCGCGAGTCGAATTGCTCCTGGTTCTCGGCCGACGTGCCTAGCCAGACGTTGCGCGGCACTCGCCCATACGGAACCTCCCATGCCGCCCAACGCCTGGGCAGCATCTGGCCGATGTTCTGCGGGCGCTTGGTGAGCAGCAGCCAATCGAGCGCGGGCGTCTGCTCGATCAAGGCCCATAGGCGCTCGCGGATCGGCGGCAGGGACGGGTGATCCTCGAACACATCCGCCATGCTGGCGCAGAACACACGCCGGCGCTCGCCAGCCTTCGCGGCCTCGGCGTTCCACTTCAGCGGCTCGGCCCAGTGGGCGTCGCCAAACGTGCGCCGGCGTGTGGTCGCGGGCGGCCCCCAGATGTCCCAGCCGGTGCGCTTGGCGAACGTCTCGGCGTAGCAGTTCGCGCAGCCGGGCGACACCTTCAGGCAACCCCACCAGGGATTGAAGGTGTAGTGCGTCCAGCTAATGCCGTGCTCGTCTTGCTTTCCCATTCAGGCCTCCCCGTGTCCGCTGCTATAATTCCTTTGCCAGTGTCCGGGTGCCCCCCTCACCCGGCGCTGGCGCTTTTTGTCGGCGCCTCCAGCAGCAGCGGCGGCATCTGGTATTCCAGATAGGCGCGCTCAATCTGCGGCTCCATCCAGTCACCGACCGTCTGGCCGTTCGGCAGAACGATGTGCGCCATGAACTCATATTCGACTGTCGAAATCCCGTCCTGCACCGCGACCAGCTTGCTCTTGATCGACAGCGCCAGGCTGCGCCAACGCCGGCGCGTCTCCCGGTCCAGGGCCTTGACGACATTCGGCACGCGCCGCCCGTTCGCGGTCTTGGCGACGTCGTCCTTGCTCGGCAGCGCCAGGACGAACTTCATCCGCCGGTTGGCGAACTCGAACATGACCAGCGCCTGCTGACCCTGCCAGCCGTAGGCAAAGCCGGTCGCGCCAAAGGCGGACAGCGTGCGCTCGATCTCGCCCCGGCTCTTTTCCGGGCTGACGGTGGTTTCCTTCGCGTAGCGTCTCATGGTGTCCTCTCAAAACTTCAGCGCCGAGTAGC